CTAAGGTAGGGGCAACCTATGTCAGTCCCTTTGTAGGCAGGTTGGATGACCAGTCAGTGGCGGGTCTGGAGGTTGTCAGAAGCATCTCTGAACTGTATCGTATTCACGGTATCAGGACACAGGTTCTCTCTGCCTCAATCAGGTCAGTCCAGAGGGCAATCAGGTCGTGGTATAATGGTGCTGAGATTGTTACCATGCCACCCAATATTCTGGAACAGATGTATGATCACATGCTTACTAAGGATGGTATGCAGAGGTTTGAGACTGACTGGGAGGAGGTAGTTAGAACTAACTTCTTACCTGTGAGTAACATCCTATGATATCAGATCATGTGGTCATTCATGAGTTAAAGGAGGTATGGTTCAAGGGTGACTATCCCACCTGTATGGCCTACTCTCAAATGGTTGATAAGAACTACCCAGGATACAAGGTTTGTATATGTTCCTGGGATAATTTTTTCCAACTAAAAAAAGATCCAACATTACGAAATACATGGCAATGAAACAGTATCAGGTTTTTACAAAGGTAGGGTGCCCCTACTGTACAAAGGTTACGAGTGTTTTGGAGATGGCTGAACTCCCATTCGTAGAATATAAACTAGGCAGGGACTTTACCAGGGAGGAGTTTTACATCCACTTTGGTGAGGGATCAACTTTTCCTAGGGTTAAGTTGGGTGATGAATTACTAGGTGGATGTACTGAAACAGTTAAATACCTCAAAGAAAATAATCTGGTATAAATGGACGATTGGACCCATCACGAAATGTATGACATAGTTGAACATACGATTGAGTATGCTTTTAAAGGTAAGTTCATGCTTAACATGTATGAGTATCTTAAAAGTGTCAAGGCAACGAAGAGGGATGTAAGTGAGTTTATAGATTCACCCACTGCTCTGGAAATCAATAGTCTTATCCTTGATCTTGAGGATTATATTGAGGGTGGTAATGACTCTCAACATAAACAACTAAGGGAGGGATATGGTCACATAGGTAAACCAGAGGCGAGAAGGATAAGAAACTATTTGTACGAACTATTACAGGATGCATGGAAGTATGAGCAAGAAAGAAAACCAGGAAGGAAAAGGAGGACCTCTAAATAAAACTACAAGTGACGACCTCCACATGAACCGTGGGGTTGAGTTGCTACTAAGAAAAAGGAGGAAGAAAGTAGTTCCAAAAACTTTTCAAGTAAAGTTTGGAAAATTACTCTCCTTCTTAACCAGGGAGGTAGAGTTCTATTTTCACTTCTACTTGGACTTCAGAAAAAAGAATCCAGGAGAGTAAAATGTTAGCTGTAACCCTGACCTTATCATCAATCATCTCAATCCTTTTTCTTATTGTAGGTGGTGTGGTAGGATATCTTCTTAAAGAGTATGTCTACGAAAGGAATTCAACATACATCCCTACACATCCTGAGATGTTTGATGAAAATGGACAGTTCATAGCAGATGATATTCTTGCTGTGAGATTTGAAAACCCAGACGACTTTGCTGAGTCTGAATAAACATTACACTGATTTGATTAAACATGACTATGCTGCGATTAAACCCAACAACACTCAGTAGAGCGTTTGGACAGCAACTTATTGATGAAGGGGCATATCTAAGACCATCCTTTGAAAATAAGTTGTTACCTGTGGTTTGTGATAGACTTAATGATCCTTCATTACAACGAGCAGACTCTGGGAGCATTGGTGTTGGCAGTGCTCTGAGTCTTTTCCTGGCAGCAGCAAAACGTAAACCAAATCTTATAGTTGAGGTTGGTACATATATTGGAACCAGTGCTGCCTGTATGGGTTTTGGTGCTTCAATGAGTGGTAATCCAATACAACTGGTCACTTGTGATATTAACCCTTGCACAGACCAACCATTTGCTGGATTGGATTTGCCTGAGGGTAGCACAGAAAATGTTATGCAGAAGGGCAGCACAGAAATGTTTAGATTTCTTCTCTCCCAAGGATCTAAGATTGATATGCTGCATATTGATGGACGTTTGAGAGGAGAGGATCTTCAACTTTTAAGTCAGTTGTTAAAACCAGATACTCTTATTGCTCTGGATGATTGTGAAGGAGATGAGAAAGGTCACTATAATCTTGATGTGTTAAGACGAAGTGGATTGATTGAAAATCATGCATTCGTATCACCTTTTGATAGGGATCTCTTCCGCTGTTGGGGTCTTGAATCACGCTCAGTCACAGCATTCCTGCTTCCATTTGATGACATTAATGTATCACGACAATAGTACACACTGAATAAATATTCACACTGATTTGATAACCATGGCAACATCTACAAAACTTCCACCCAATCCATTTCTTCATGAGATCCTTGATCTTGTGAGTAAGCAGAGGACTAAAGCAAAAAAGATTGAGATTCTTAAAAAATATGAATGTGATGCACTCAAGTCTGTTTTGATTTGGAACTTTGATGTGACTGCTATTAGTGTAATGCCTGAGGGTGAGGTTCCTTATAAGAAAAATGAGGCACCCTTGGGAACTGATCACACCTCCCTCAGAAAGGAGTGGAGAAACCTTTATCATTTCTTGAAGGGTGGTAATGATTCTCTTTCCTCACTGAGAAGGGAGTCAATGTTTATTCAACTTTTAGAGGGTCTGCATCCTGATGAGGCAGAGATTATCTGTCTGGTTAAAGATGGTCAACTTGAATCAAAGTACAAACTTAAATCTGATGTGGTTAAGGAAGCATATCCTGATATCAAATGGGGAGATAGAATCTGATGTTTAAAATTTTACATGAAGCATGTGATCCTGAGTTAGCAAATAATAGATCACTTCCATACACTTCTTATCTTGTTAAGTATCTGGTGGATAATGTTGAGACTTATGATCTCGCAATCTGTTCTAAGGCAGTGGATCTTTTTGACATTTATTATGATAAGTATAAAAAAGACTTTATTAGATTTGATCAGACTGAAGGAAGAGTAAATCCAAAGCAGTGGAATCCCCCTGGTTCAGAGGAGAAAAAGAAATGAACGCTGATGAGGAACTAGAAAGACAGATTAATTCTATTATCAGGGATGAAATCCAAGAAGTAATCAATGATTATGTTGACTCTAAGGATGAGACACAAAAGGCTGGTCTTGGATTTGTTGAGAGTGAAGATAAGTTAAAGGTAAACATCTCCAAGAGTGAGGTGAATAAACTTATCAAGCAGTATAAAAAGTTAAAGAGACAAGAGAAGTCTAATCTATCTCAGGTTAAGAAACTGGGACTGGTAGATAAAAACGGTAATCCCCTAAGTTAAATGCTTTCAACAAAATACAGACTTAGATTGGAGTTTATCTGCTCACGCATTATCAATGGTGAGGAGGTCAATCTTGATGATATGATCTGGGCAAACAAGTTGGCCAAGGCAAATAGAAGTGCTTATGAAATGTTGAACAAGGCAAGAAGAATTGCTGCCAACCCTGATGTTGAAAAGGGTGGTCTTGATGATTTTATGATACAGATGGGACTAGGGGATCCTGACCCATCTAATCAATCAAAGGGATTCCAAAATACAGACGAGATAGCAGAGTGGTTTCACCAAGAGAGGACAGATGACTGGAGGCAACATGACTAAGGTTCAAGCAGTAATATGGTCTAACCGTAGTCTTGAGTGTGAGAGGGCAGAGAGTCTTCTACTCAGTGTTGATGAGGATGTAAGGGTCTTTTATCTTGATAAGGACTTTACACAGAGACAATTCAATGCTGAGTTTGGTGAGGATGCAGAGTATCCTCAGGTTCAGGTTGGTGTTGACCATAGGGGAACCCTGAAGGAGACCCTTAACTATCTCAAGAATGTGGAAAGAATAAAGTAATGTGTATAAACCAACACATTGACACCTAAATAAAAATGGTCTATACTAGACCTGTCGTTCATCTAGGAAACTAGACGCAAGTAAGTCGCGGAACGGAGCGTTCATCCCATGTTTGAATACTTACTTTCCTATTCATTATCCTGCACTGATGCTAGGGCAATTATTGCCAGGGCTAGGAGCATAGATATGGATGAAAATATTGTCACTGAGGTTGTTGAGACCATTCAGGACAGTGTTTATGGTGAGTGTGATTGGGACGCAAACGACTAAAGGAACGGGCCTAAAAATCCAACTACTTTAGGAGTAAAATCATGAATACACTTTCAATGATTAGAAAGCAGATCAAAAAAGTTGCTGCCTTGCATGACGCTCAGATTCATCACACGTCTTATCGTGGTGTTGAGTATGATACTCGTCGTGTTGAGTCTAAAGAGACTCACGGCACCTTCTGCTACAGAGGAAGCACTTACACCAAATGATTGCCAACTCGTCAAGAGGATGGTAGGATGGGGGTGAAGACCCCCATTTTTTTATGGAAAAGGATAAACTTAAAAAGATTATTTCTAAGTTGAAACTTATAGTTGATGAGTTGGAGTCAGAGGTCTATTCTGATCCACAGGCATATAAGTATGACACTAAATACGACATCCCTATTGCGGACTATGATGAGGTATTCAATGACGATGATGGGTATCCAGACTAATGTATGAAGAACTAGACACATTTGAGAGGGCACTACAGCACTTTGGTACAAGGGTAGAGGTTTACACTTGTATGGAGATGGGTGGTAAGATTAGTGCTGAGGATGCTTATCAAGCAATCAAAGCAGAACTCAAAGAACTTAAAAAAGTTAGAAAAGCAGAAAAGAAATGATTCATCATGCAACTCTTTTATCAGTAACACCAGATGCTGAAAAGCATATTGCTTACTGTGCCCGTGTATCAAATCCCAAGAATCAGGACAATGATTCTTTTGAGGGTCTTCTAAAATACTGTATCAAGCACAAGCATTGGAGTATTTTTGAGCAGGCATTTATGACCCTTGAGTTGTCCACAACCAGGGCAATTGCAGCTCAGGTGCTGCGTCATAGATCTTTCACATATCAAGAATTCTCTCAGAGGTATGCTGATTCCTCACTGTTGGGTAAACAGATTCCACTTCCAGAATTGAGAAGGCAGGATACAAAGAACCGTCAGAACAGCACAGATGATTTGGATCCTTTTGAAAATCAAAAGATGCAGATTCAAATGCAGACCCTGTTTGATTCCTCCATGGCACTGTATGAACAGATGCTTGAAAGGGGCGTGGCAAAGGAGTGTGCCCGTAATGTACTGCCCATGTGTATTCCAACAAAAATGTACATGAGTGGCTCAATTCGCTCATGGATCCATTACATAGATCTGAGGTCTGCTAATGGTACACAGAAGGAACACATGGACCTTGCTAACTCCTGTAAGGAGATCTTTGTAGAGCAGTTCCCTGTTATTGCACAGGCACTTGACTGGTCTTAATAAATAAACACACACTGAGGTAACTTTATGCCAACATATCCTGTAATTAACAAGGTGACAAAAGAAACTCAAACATTGTCCATGACAATGATTGAATACGATCAATGGAGAAAGGACAATCCTGATTGGGATAAGGATTGGAGTCAAGGATGTGCTGGTGTGGGTGAGGTTGGTGACTGGCAGCAAAAGTTGGTCAACAAAAACCCTGGTTGGAATGACGTCCTTAGAAAAGCATCAAAAGCCCCTGGCTCAAAAGTAAAACCTTTCTAGTATGCCAAGAAAAAGTAAAGCAGGAATTGGAAGCACTAATCCAGTGCCATTTGGTATGAGTAACAGAGTTATGAAAAGAAAGAAACCAATCAATCTAGATTACATCAAAAAGATTGAGGCACTCACCGAAAATCAGCAACTGTATTTTGATGAGTACCAGAGAGATCAGAACACCGTTGCATACGGTTGTGCTGGTACAGGTAAGACCTTTATCTCCCTCTATAATGCCCTTCTAGACGTTTTAGACCAGAAGACACCCTACGAGAAGATCTACATCGTGAGATCCCTCGTACCAACCAGAGAGATTGGATTCCTTCCTGGGGATCATGAGGACAAGTCAGACATCTACCAGATTCCATATAAGAATATGGTAAAGTATATGTTTGAGATGCCTGATGACAATGCTTTTGAAATGCTGTATGCTAATCTTAAGGCACAGGGCACCATAAGTTTTTGGAGCACATCCTTTATCAGGGGGACAACATTTGACAATGCTATCCTACTGATTGATGAGTTTCAGAATCTGAACTTCCACGAACTTGACTCAATCATTACAAGGGTTGGAGAGAACTCAAAGATTCACTTCTGTGGGGATGCCACCCAGACTGATCTAGTCAAGACAAATGAAAAGAATGGAATCATTGATTTCATCCGTATTCTAAAGAACATGCCTTCATTTAGTATGGTAGAGTTTGGACCAGAGGACATCTGTAGGAGTGGTCTGGTCAAGGAATACATTGTAGCAAAACATGAATTAGGTATGTAATGTTCACACACATTGAAGTTGATTATCCTAGTCTCACAAGAGAGACTATTGACGGTGTAAGATACTATGACACTCCAAACGGACAAAAATTAGTTTCCATCACTTCCATTATTAGTCATTACCAACGTGAAATCTTCAGGGAGTGGAGAGCAAAGGTAGGTAATGATGAAGCAAACAGAGTCACCAAACAGGCAACATCTAGGGGCACAGACTTTCATAGTCTTGCTGAGTCTCATCTTCTTAACCGCAAACTACCTAGAGTCCAACCACTTTCGGAGTACCTTTTTATACAGGCAAAACCTACCCTGGATAAGATAGATAATATTCATGCTATTGAGCAGTCACTATTCAGTTATGAACTGGGTGTTGCTGGTAGTGTGGACTGTATTGCTGAGTATGATGGTGAGTTGGCTGTTATTGATTTTAAGACAGCAAAGAAACCTAAACCAAGGGCATGGGTGGATAGTCATTTTGTACAATGTGCAGCCTATGCTTGCATGTTATATGAGATGACTGGTATAATGGTTAAGAAGTTCGTTATTATCATGACATGCGAGGATGGAGAGGTGAAGGTCTATGAAGAATATGATAAGCGTAAGTACATCAACTTACTCTCCAAATATATTAGAGAGTTTGTTGAATATAAGTTATCAGATTATGCCACAGTCAACTGAAGACAGCATCAATAAACTTATAGAGAATAAGTTCTATTCCTCAAAAAAGTTTGCTGAGGAGATAGAGACCATTGCTCACGAGAATAAGGACATGTCCTACATTGATGCTATTGTCTTCTTCTGTGAGAAGAACAATGTGGACATTGAATCAGTTCCTAAGTTGATGTCCAAACCCCTGAAAGAAAAATTGAAATGTGAGGCAATGGAACTGAACCTCCTCAAGAAAACTAGTCATGCTAAACTTCCGTTATGATTCCCAAGGTGACACCTTTTGATGCTTACAAATCCTATCTTGGTTTAAAGAACCACTTCACAAAAGAAAAGTATGACTACCATAGATATGGTGGTAAGTCACGTGCTTCTCTTGAAAGTTTCTATAAGAGACGTGATAGGTACTTCTTTGAAAAACTTAGCAGGCAGAA